TAGGTTAGCACATGAAATTGCAACGATGGCAGAGCGACACGCTCAAGAACTGGCTAAGGCCCAGATTGAGGTTAACAAAGAAGAAGCTAAATCATCTTCGATGTTTGTTTCTGGATGGCGTCCAGCAGTTGGGTGGATTTGTGCTACAGGAATGGGCTTTAATTTTATCTGCGTTCCTCTGGGGAATTTCGGGTGTGCTCTTGCTGGCGTGGATATTTCGTTACCCGCTTTGGATTTAAGTGAGATGATGCCGGTGTTGATGGGTATGTTAGGGTTAGGCGCTATGCGCTCGTTTGAAAAAACTAAAGGCGTAGCAAGGGAGAAATAAAATGGCGTTTTATGGTACAGGATATGGGCCGGGTTTAGCACCTTGGTGGCAAGGAAGCACCAATCAATTTATGGGGCGACAAGGAGCTTTAGGTCGCGAACCATCTGAGCTAGATGTTCGTAAAGTTTTAGATGCCGTTTCAAAACAAAGAGACTTTAGCAACATGGGCGGTGGAATGCTTGCAGCTTTGCAACAAGGAACTCCTGTAGCAACTACTCCCGTAGGACAGCCTGTTCCTATAGCATCTGCCCCAATGCAGCCAACGGTTATGCCATCCGTTCAGCCAGTTGCAAGCAATTCTGCACCGCAAGTTACGCAGATGGACAGCAACATGGGAGGGTTTGACCAACCAATGACAAGCACAATCATGCCTTCTACGCAGCCAATGACACCTTCGGTTATGCCTGTGGCGCAACCCGCGGCACCTATGTCGCAAGCAAATATGTTAAATCAGAATTTTATGCAGTTACTACAAGGGCTTGGGTTAAATAATTTATTTCAATCATTTCAGCCGCAATATGTACAACCAAGCCAAATGAATATGTTTGGGCCTGCTCCGTTGTTTTCTAACTCTGGTTTGTTTAACTCAATATATTAATAGGTAAAAAATATAATGGCTGAAAACAATATATTTTGGTGGGACGGTACTGAAGAATCTGCTAGAGAAGCATACGAAGGCCACCCAAAAATGGCGGAGGCTTTTGGCTCGTTTGAAAATTACCTAGATTATTTAAACGCCTATAGTGATTTGATTGAGTCTGTAAGAAATGAAGCAGGAGAATTACTAAATAATAGTGCAGAGTATCAAGCAGTCGTTGATGCTGGAGGGTTGTTGCAGTATGCCGGTCAGATGGTGGCGTCAGGAGAAGAGTTTGCAGGCGTTGATTATTTAACAGACATACAAAACCTTTGGAAAGAGCAGCAAGACGCCTTGCTAGAACAATACGCTCCGGGGTTTTCATTTGATACTTTTGAAGAATCAGATGGAGACAAGTGGTCTTGGAACGGCTCTCAGTGGGTGAGGTACGAGCAAGGGTCTGATGCGGGATGGGATGTTTTTTCTGATGTTTTATCGGCTGCTGGATTTGCTTTTATAGGCTCAGGTTTAGGCGGTGCTTTAGGAGGGGGATTAACTGGATCAGGAGCGGCTGGTTTAGAGGCTGCTCTTCCCACTTTAGGGGCTACTACAGGGTCTACTGTAGGGGCTGGCGCTGGCTCTAGTCTTGGTTTATTTGCTCCAACATCGGGTTCTGGTGCTGGCCCCGCCGTAAATCCATACAGTACAAGCATTAACGATCCTTCTCAGTTTACTCAAATGCTTGTAGATATGTTTGGGCCGGGAATAGGCGGAACTGGTTCGCTTCAAAACTGGCAAGACTTTGCCCAAGGAATACTAACCGGAAATTTAGATTTAATTAAAAACTCTATTTCTGTGTTGGTTCCAAGTATTCCTACAGGCTTGCCTTTGCCTCCTAGCATGATGGTCTTAGGCACTATAGGAGCCATATTAGAATATCCCGGAGCTTTAGTAACTTCAAAAATAAATCAACTGCTTAATACTTTTGTAATACGAGACCCGTTAACAGGAGAAATTACTGGAATTCAAAGCCCTGAAGATTTGCTAGGTTCTTTAGGTGGTTTTATTCAAGGCGCTTACGAGGATATGCCTCCAGATCAAATTCCTCCTATAATATTGGCAGGAATTCTTGCTAACGAATACGGACAAGATGTTTACGACTGGCTTAAAGACCAGTTTGGTTATGGCGACGAAAGTGTTGAGTCTTTTGAAGAGTTTTTACAAGATAATAATATTTTACCTTTTAGTGGAGAAGAAGAGGACAGCGAGACTTTAGAAGAAAGTGCCGAGCCTCCAGAAGAAACAGAGTCTTTTGACAGAGTAGAGCAGACCGAAAGCTTGCTTGGAGATATGACTGCTGCTTTTGGTGATACAACAGCAGAAGAAGATCCTCTTGTTAATGTTGAAGACCCAGACAAGTATGGATTTCCCGGCGCAGAGACAGCAGAAGACGATATAGTAGGGGACGATCAGGAAACAGAAACTACTTTTGACGGAGTAGAACAAACAGAAAATACTTTAAGCGATTTAATTTCAGGGTTTGAGTCTAATGATTCTGATTTAACGTTTGGTGGTGGAACAAGACAAGAAGAAATTGGATCTGATCCAACAGTATCTCAAGAACCAGAAGACACGCTAAGTGGTAGTAGCGGTGGTGGCGGTGGCGGTGGCGGAGGCGGTGCATCAAAACCTTACGAGTTTATGGCTAGGCTGAACTACTTACGACCTGAAATGGTTCCGATAATTTCACAAGGACAGGTTGACTTTAATAGCTCTATGTTTAATAAGCCGCAACAAAAAAGAAAAGGATTGCAATTAGGAAGCATAACAGAAAGTTTATTTGAGAGATTTATTTAAGATGACATACTTAGACTTGGTTAACAACGTACTGCGTCGTATGCGAGAAGACGAAGTATCAAATGTTTCTGAAAACACTTACAGTAAAATGGTTGGTGACTTTGTTAACGATGCAAAGAAATTAGTAGAAAACACATGGGACTGGTCTGCGCTTAGAACAGTAAAAACAATATCTACCGTTGACGGAACCTATGTGTACGCTATTGCAGACAGCAAAGATACCTACAAAGACCTCACTGTTGTAAACGACACTGACAACATTTTTATGGAGTACAGACCGCAATCGTGGTTTGAAGAGCAGTACTTTATTAACACTCCAGCCGAAGGATCTCCTCAGTATTATACTTACGACAGTCTCGACAGCAACGGCGACACTCAGATCAGTGTTTACCCTAAGCCTGATGCTGTCTACTCTATTAGGATTAACGCTGTTATTCGTAACGATGATCTTGTAAACAACACAGACAACCTCGTAATTCCTTCTGCTCCTGTTATCCACTTAGCGCTTGCTATGCTGGCACGAGAACGCGGAGAAACAGGCGGCACGTCAACACCTGAGTACTTTGCTATAGCCGACAAGTATCTGTCTGACGCTGTTGCGTTGGATGCACAGAAGGTTCCCGATCAAACTGTTTGGTATACACCGTAATGTCTCAGCCACTACAAAGCATTAATCTAGTAGCACCAGCGTTTAAGGGAGTTAACACAGAAGACTCTCCGCTGGCTCAAGATCCATCGTTTGCTGAAATTGCTGACAATGCAATCATTGACAAACGTGGACGGCTCGGTGCGCGTAAAGGAATAAACGTATTAACAACTGACGCCACAGAGTTAGGCTCAGATCGTATACACTCTATTCATTACTTTTACGACTCTGCCGGTAACAACAAACTATTTAGCACAGGAAACAACAAGATACTGTCGGGCATAGGGACACTTGCTGATGAGACTCCTGCAACGTACTCTATTACTGACAACAACTGGAAGATCGTAAACTTTAACGACGGTGCTTATTTCTTCCAGCGTGGTTACGAGCCTCTTGTTTATACTAATGCACTCGGTGCAGTTACGAAGATGTCTTCTGTTGCTGGTGCGTCCGTGTCTTCTGCTCAGTACTGTCACGAGGCGCTGGCAGCTTTTGGTAGGCTGTGGTGCGTAGGCACTGCTACTGATAACAACACGATTTACTGGTCTGACTTGCTGATAGGCTCAGACTGGACAGGCGGTTCTAGTGGTTCTATTAACGTAGAGAAAGCGTGGCCTGACGGGTTCGATGAAGTACGTGCATTAGCAGCCCACAACAACTCGTTGATTATCTTTGGTAGACACAGCATTCTTGTGTACGGCGGTGCTAACTCTCCAGCAACTATGGCGCTTACGGATACTGTTGCAGGACTAGGCTGTATTTGTAGAAACTCTGTGCAGTACATAGGCACTGACGTTTTGTTTATGTCAGAAAACGGACTGCGTAGTTTAGGACGGGCAATACAAGAAAAGGCTCTGCCTATTTCT